AATTATAGAGATTAGAAAAATCCCTTTTAATAGACCGTGTCAGTGTTGTCAGTCCTTTTTAGACCCTATAATTATTTTTTTAATGAGTAAAATAAAAACATTATTTTTCAATAGGTTAATGTCTTTAAAACACAACCCATATCAAGAATACAATCTTTAAAGATAATCAATGATGTGAATTGATTAAAACTTGTCAATTATATGTCAGTAAATTGAACCGACAAAAGTGATGATTTTAGAGAATTGATTACAACGTGCTTTATGAAAATCATATGATCCTTTAAAGCCTTTCAAAAGATATCTTGTAACTCATAAGAAATGCTATCAAGATCATTGGGTTATGAGTTTTGAAGATTTTGAGTATTTTGAGGGTTCCTTTTACCCCCCGTTATATATTTTTTAAAATAGAAAAATAAAAATTATTATATTTCAATATATTAACATTTTAGAGATACAATCTATATTAAAACACAACCTATAAATACAATCATCGGTATAGTTTTGAAGGTATTTTGAAGGTGTGAGAAACCTTCAAAACCTATAAGTAATATAAGAAAATGAATCTACATAACTCTCTTTAAACAAAGCTTTTGATAGCAATAAAGCACTCATTTTAGATTACGGTATAACCTCTTAAAGGCAATGTAAAAAGATCTAATTCACTTTAAGAGTGGATTTCTTAAAAGTCTTAAAGCAATCCAAAGTAGAGTATTTAAAAGTGCAAATTTTTTCTTTTTAGAATAACGCATATAAACACTCCTTTTAAAGATTGTATGTAAGCAATGTATAAAGGGGGTATAGACTGTTATAAGACCCTATACCCCTTATGCGTTTATCATACCCATTATGTGAGCATGCTTTATAAGTTATTCAGTTTCTCTTATTTCTAATTTTGGTAAGTTTTTTACGATTTTCATGGTTTCTAAACTTACGGTAATAACCTTTTGAAACAACTCTAGAGGGTAGGCGGGGTTGCCAATGGTTTCAACGGCATAGCGATTGGCATTATTCACAATGCTACTTTTTTTATCTGTTTTTACACATTGACGCCCCATAACCCATTCAAGAGCGGGTTTACCATTGACGATAGGGTTATTGGGGGTCGCTCATACCTGGTTTTAAGGCAAAAGATTTTGGGCATATGCTTGATTCATTAAAGGCGAATATTGGGATTGATGCTTTGAGAAAAGCGAAAGCATTTTCACCAAATGGTGCATCTGGTTTTGGGAATTTATCTAATATGGAATTGCAAGCACTACAGAATTCTGTAGCGGCACTGTATCAAGATCTTTCACCAGAGCAAATGAAAAAATCTTTAAAAACCGTTATTGACACTTTCAATAAATCCAATGCGGCAACACGAGCAATTCTTTTTGGTGGCGCAGAGGCAACAAGCGAACTTGTTCAAGCTGCCTATGGGGAGGGTGCTTATAAGGAAAATAATACGCAGTCTGATGTTTCACTGGAAAAACAGATAGAAGCATTGCCGGAAGGTGTATTGTTTATTGATAGTGACGGACGCATTAAGGAGAAAAAAACCAATGGCTGAATTAATTCCTCCTCTTATTGATCGTAAAAACACAAGAGTCATTGGGCATGTAAGTGATTATACACCAGAACAGCTTCAAGAGCTTTTTTCGAAGAATAAGGAAAGGTTAAATGGTTCTCTTACAGAAAACAAAAGTATAACAGAAGAAGATGGTCCACATCCAAGTGCTGCGGGTGCTTTTGGATGGGGGGCTCTTCACGGGCTCACTATGGGCTATGATGATGAAATAGCTGGAATATTAGAAGCAGGGTTTTGGGATTATTGGAAGGGAGATGAAAAGGCAGTCAAAAAATATAATGAAGTGACAAAGCGATGGCGAGATTATCAAAAAGCAGCAGATAGAGATCATTTTTATCTATCTCTTGCGGGGAATTTAGCGGAGGCAGCGGCCCCCATAATTGTTTCTGCCCTCTTTCCACCCGCAGCAGGAGCTACAGCTGCTGGTCGTGCGGCAATTGGGGCTGATGTTGTGTTGGGAGGTAGAGCAGGTGCCACAGGAGCACAAATAACCAGTAAAGCTCTAGCAGCAGGGGAAAGGGCGGCACAATCTGCTTTGGTAGAAGGTGCGGAACGCACAGCAGCAAAAGTAGCAGGTGAAGCCGCAATGAAAGCCGCAGCAAGTAAAGAGGTAGCAAAGTTTGGCTTAAAGCGTGCAGCAAAAACTGGAGCAATTTATGGCGGAATAGCAGGCAGTGGTGAGGGAGAAGGGTTTGCAGATACTCTCATGTCTGCTGGGTTTGGTGCAGGGCTAGGTGGTGCAACGCCATTTGTTGCAAATGGTGTATCAAAAGTGACACCTTTTGCGACAAAATTACTCAAAGCAACATTGAGAGGACCGGTAAGTCCAGCTGAAATGGCGGCAAAAGCCGCGCAAATGGCAGAAAAAGAAGCATTTCAAATAAGCGATAGAGCGTTTAAGGCTGTAAGCCGGACTTTAGGGGATGAAGGCGTTGATAAGCTTGAGAGGGCATTAAAACAGCGTGGTCCTGATTCAATGATTATTGATCTTCATAATGAGCTTTCTGCGAAAGCTTTTGAAGCAGCAAAAAAAGACCATGATACCTATTCACTTGTGAGTAATCGTTTAGGAGCTAGGCAAGATACCAGTGCACTGCGGGTAAAGGATGCGTTGACAGATGTGATGGGTCCAAAGGTCGATACGCTTGATTTGAAGAAGCAGATTATCAAACAAGAACAGAAAAAAGCTGAACCATTTTATGAGAGGGCGAAAGCTTCTCCTATTTCCAATGCTGTCAGTAAAGATTTATCTCTCTTGCAGGAAAGTCCCGCATTTCAAAAAGCATACAAAAAAGCAATTGCGCAAATGCCCAATGAAGCGGATGCAACAGTTGTAGGGAGCAATGGATATCCAAAGCTGAATATGCGGATTTTACATAAGATGAAAGAGGTTTTGGATGATCAAATTAATTCTGCGAATCTCAAAGGAAAACGAGGGTATGCGCGAGATTTGACTCTGTTCAAACAGCGCATTCTGGACATTTTGGATACGTCATCTCCAGATTATACTAAAGCACGGAAAATTTATTATGACGAGCGTACTATCGGTGATGCTTTGGAGCAAGGAGAGCAAGCGCTGAAGAAGAGCGTTAGTCTCGATACAATTAAGAGTCAACTTGCGGATTTTGGGGTGATGGAAAAAGAGGCGTTTCAAAAAGGTGTACGCTCACAACTAGAACATGCGGCAGGCAATGCAAGAAATTTTGACCATAATCTTTTGAGTTTGTTTGACACGCAAAATGGTCAAGAAAAATTACAGCATATTTTTGGTGAGGATAAAGCCAAACAGCTTATGAAAGTATTGCGACCAAAGGTGGAAAGAACAAGGTTGTTTGCACGCTTGCCAAACCATATGGGTGAAGTGGAAGAGAGGGGGGCACAACAGACTATAGGTATAGGAAAGATTGCTTTCATCAAGGCAGTTGTAAAAAATTTCTTAGGGAAATTTGGACGCAAATTCTTAAGCGTTCATAAAGATACTGAGAGAGATATTGCAGCGCTTATAACAGCGCGGGAAAAAGGAGATTTTGGGTTAGCAAGAGAAAAAGCCGTTGAATTAATTAAGGAGTTTCACGAAGCAGAAAAGAAACGCTTAATAACCAAAGAAGATCACACAAAATTCATCAATTTTGTTGGCATTCTTTTGAATAGCAGTATTGATAGAACCTATGGACATGTTTGTTAAAACTTTAAATAATTTTTCACAAAAGGATTCGACAGAATTTAAAAAATTGTTGGAAAAAGTTAGGAAAAAAGGAAGTGCTTTGTAGAGGCATATAAAAAATTCTATTCCCTACCTTTTATCCATATACCCCGTACCTTAAAAAAGATGTTAAAAATCAATAAATTATCTGTATAAAAAAACCAAATGGTGCCCCCAGAGAGCGAATCAGGATTTATTAGCAAGATTCAAATTATGTAAATATGTGCAAGAGCTATTGATGTCTATAATTTTTTATGTTCCAATAAAAAAATTAAGAATTAAAGAAAAAATCTCAAATCAAAAAATTAAGGTGGTCTAAAAGGTGGACGAGCAATGTGTGAAAAGGTGGACGAGAAGGGAAATTAAGTGAGGGGGATTCATAGATTATCAGCATTACTTGTCAAGTCTGCTTCTCAAGGTAAGTATTGTGACGGGGCAGGATTATGGTTGAATGTTCGAAAAGACAATACGCGCTCTTGGTTCTTTCGTTATACATACCATAACAAATGCCGTGAAATGGGGCTCGGTCCAGTTGCACAACTTTCTCTAAAAGAAGCGCGCGAACTTGCCAAGCATTATAGTGCTATTCTCAGAGAAGGCAATGACCCTATTGTCTTTCGAGAACAAACCGTCTTAAAACAGCAAAGCAACATATTCAGTGAGATTGCAATTGCGGCTTTTGAAAGTAAAAAAGCAGAGTTAAAAAATGAAGGCAAAAATGGGCGTTGGTTTTTTCCGCTGGAATTGCATGTTATTCCACACATAGGCAGCCTCTCTATAGAAAAATTAACGGCTAATATCATTCGCAATGTTCTTGCGCCCCTTTGGCATGAAAAAGCAGACACAGCACGAAAAGCACTTAATCGTATTAACATTTGTTTGAAATATGCTGCGGCTCTTGGTTTGGAAGTTGATCTACAAGCTTGTATGAAAGCGCGCGCCCTTTTAGGAAAAACTCGTGCTACACCAACAAACATTCCTGCTATGCCATGGCAAGAAGTTCCGGCTTTTTATCAGAATTTGGATGATAAGGTTCTTTCAAATTTAGCACTGAAGCTTCTTATTTTGACTGGAGTACGGTCATATCCATTGCGATATTTACGTCTTGAACAAATAAATAAGGATATATGGACAATACCGAAAGAAAATATGAAAGGTATTGTAGGAAAGGTTTCCGATTTTCGCGTGCCATTGAGTGATGAAGCTTTAAAAGTGATTGAAAAATCTCTCCCCTTTGAAAAAAATGGTTTTCTCTTTTCTGCTCTTACCGGCAGACCAATTTCTGATGCAAGCATGGCAAAATATATGACAGTTTGTAGTTTGACTTATCGTCCCCATGGTTTTCGTTCCAGTTTACGGGATTGGATAGCAGAAACAACGTCAACACCTTTTGAGATTGCCGAAACTGTTCTTGCGCATTCCGTTGGGAGTTCAGTGACAAAAGCTTATATGCGGACAGATTTTTTAGAACAACGACATACCCTTATGGAACAGTGGGCTGCATTTATAACAGGAGCGACCTAAGGGGATCAAATTGTTAATGTTTTAAAAACCACTGTTTGAGATGTGCAATGATATTATCTCTCGCATCTGTGAGACGTGCGAAATTGATAATTCATTTGCTAAACAGTTTCGCACGTATCAGAGTGTATTTAGAGTTGGATGTTTGGTTTTTGTGTAAAAATATTTGCCAATGCGTCCATAATACGTGAAAAATCAAGTGCTAATAAGAGTATAATGAGTACAATCCATTTCGTATAACGTGACATCACTTTTATACTTTTGTAGGTTCAGCATCACTTTTTTGATTAACTTCATTTTCCACCTCCAGTCGTGTTGTTGCTGCCTTTAAGGTTTTTTCTGTTTGCTTTTGCTGTTCTGCCTTTTTCCCAAGGGTGAAAGCTTTTGCTAAAGCTATAAAAAAAGCGGCTAGAGCCGCACCTGTTAACAGCAGATTTCTTTTCATCCATAAGATCATAAACGGTGTTCCTGAAAACGTTTAGCAACAAAGAAAATGCCAGCACATGCGGCTAAAACCATGATGGTGGCGAGCGCCCATTGAACTGGACCGTTGCCTGCTAATAAGCCGCCAAGTCCAGAAAAAGAACCAATGACTGGAGCAAGAGCTTCGGCTTTGAAAAGCCCGGTTGGCGCTTGCGTTTCTAAGGTTTGGTAGTTAGAGGAAACAAAAGCACCTTTCGCCCATAATCCTGCTTCAGCTGCACGCCGATGTACAAGACCTTGCAAGCGTTTACCACCGGCTTTGGTCCATTTCTGTAATTCGGTTGGGATTGCTTCATATTCACCGTTATTGAGTTTTTTTAATAGGGTCGAATTGCAAAAAGCTGTTGTTCCTACATTATAGCAAAAGGAGACCAATGCCGCGAATTGTTCATCGGTTAAAGAAACTTGAACGGCTTGTTCAACGGTATTTTCAAATTGTTTTAAATCTTGGCAAAGAAGTTCTTCAGCTTGTTTTTCAGTGATTGCCATGCCTTTATGAACAAAAGGTTTTCCGGCATTGTTTGTATGTCCATAACCAATGGTCCATACCCCAATGGCGTCTTTATAGGCATTCAAACGCAAGCCTTCCCATTGTTTAATCAGTGCTAGCCCTTCTGGTGATATTTTTCGCATATGTTTCTCCATAAAAAAGCCCCACACAAGGCGGGGCTGAGTGAAAATCTAAAAATAAATTTCTTTCGCTCTTGACAAGCATTCGTTTATAAACGAATATACATTATGTTTGAAATACGTCACTACCTTACCTCTGATGGCAAAGACTTGATAGCCAATTGGCTGCGAAAGCTCCGTGATGTGCAGGCTAAAACTGCAATTATTCGCCGTCTTAATCGTTTAGAGCAAGGAAACTTTGGCGATTTCAAGCCGCTTCGTGATGGTGTCTATGAACTGCGTATGAATATTGGTCCTGGTTACCGAATTTATTATGCTCAGTCTGGAAAGACCGTATTATTGTTATTATGCGGTGGTACCAAAAAAACACAAGACACCGATATCACTCGTGCATGTGCTTGTTGGTACGATTGGCAAAACCGTGAAGATTAAGGAGTGCAAAGATGAAAGATCGTAGCCATGATGATGCAATGGCAGAAATATTCCATAATGACCCTGAAGTAGCAGCAGCGACCCTTGATGCAATCCTAGCAGATGGTGACCAGGGGGAACTGCTTGTAACACTTCGTCAAATGGCAAAAGCCTATGGTGGTGTTCAAGCTGTAGCTAAAGCAGCCAAACTGAATCCTACACAACTTTATCGTACACTTTCAGAAAAAGGCAATCCAGAGTTCCGTAGCCTAAATGCTTTACTACGTACCATGGGGCTTCGCTTAGCTGTACAACCTCTTGAACGATCAATTCCACACATTTGATCTGTATTAACCGCCTCCCCATTTTTGAGAACGAGGAGGGGACTTCTGTTTTTGAACTTAAGCAACCTTTTTAATGGGGCTCTCGAGATTTGGTTCATAAGTTTTCAACAAAGGTTCCATAATCGGAGGAGGTTTTAAGGCTCCAAAATTTGTAATCATTGCCAAAATTTTGAGTGCATTCGGACTTTCATCTTGAAGCTTTAAAATTAAAGTTTTTTCTATCGCATCCATAGTCTCAATGAGAGCACTAAAAGCTTTATCTTCAACATCATCACGATCAGAAAACTGATACAACGCCATCCACAAATCGCATAAAAAATCAACACTGGTATTCATTGTACACCTCCATGAATTTGCTCTCTTAAACATGCTAATCCTCTGGATGTGATTTTTGTCGAAGGGAGTACCTTTTCTGTACCATCTGGTCTTTGAATGGTGATAGCAGGGCAATCCATGAATCCTTTCTTGATTTTATCTTGGTAAGGTAACAAAGGCGCCCCTGGAGCCCGTCGATAGACCCAATCATGTTTACGCAAGTAATCCGTTAAATCCTTTGGTCGCACCTCTAACATCTTCGCAGCTTCGATAAGACCGAACAAACCATCAGAGCGTTTTAAACCTTCCAAAGCCCCTGCTTTTGGTGCTAATTCTGCAATAACATGGTTTTTTTGCTCGATTTGACTTTGTAGATGATTTAAGACACCAAGTAATGCTTCTGGTTTGGAGTAGTCAACTTGTGGAGCGGCTATCTGTGGAGTAGCGACTTGTTTTAACCGTCTTTCACACTCAATAAAGTATAAACGAGCTTCTCTACCTTTCTTATTATTTTCAAGCATAGAGAGCTCTTTGGCTACGCTTAAAGTCAGATGATAATCTTTACGATTGTGACCACCTCTGCCTTTGCTCCCCAAAATCGGGGAGCAAACAAAATCTTGATTTTCTAATAAATTATATTTGTTGATACGGTCAGTAATCCAAGTAGAGAAATCTTTTCCTATTTCCAAAAACGTATGTAATTCACGTGCATTTACTGTCTGAACAGTGTCGCCACCAATACTGGTTTGATATATGTCGATTAAATATTGTGCCATGATTTGGCTCCTATGTGCTTAAAGGTTTTTCATTGACACTCTATGAAGAGCGCCGGGTGCTGAAAAACACGGCACATAGCCCGTCGTTATGCCTTTCCCATAAGGGTATTGTATAGCATAACCACACCCGACGATATTATTATATGCCTGTAGCATATAATGAGTCAAAGCTTTTAATTGGCGGTGAAAAGACTGTTTCGGCAATCTATCCGCTATGTGTTTAAGGTGTTTTTCAAGCACCTGATTCGACAATAGACACATTGTTGACATGTTGTCAAATAAAAAATTAAAATATAAACGAGCTTCTCTACCTTTTTTATTGTTCTCCACCATAGAAAGCTCTTTAGCTACGCTTAAGCTGAGAGCATAATCTTTGGAGGGACGTCCACCTTGGAGGTTTTCGCCAAAATTGGTGAAAACTAAATAATCCTGATTTTCTAATAAATTATATTTATTGATGCGATCTTTAATCCAATTGGAAAAGTCTCGTTTTGCCTCTAAGAATGCATGCAATTCGCGTGCACTAACGGTTTGAACAATCTCTTGTCCAATTGCTTGTTCTGATATTTTAATGAGAGTCATTGTGAACCCCTAGTTGTTAGATGTTTGTTAATGACACTCTAAGAGAGTGCCGGGCGCTAACAAACACGGCAACTAGTCCGTCGTTACACTTTCCCCGCAAGGGTATTTTATAGTGTAACCACACCCGACAAACTTCCTTATACGCTATACGCATACAATGAGTCAAAAATTTAAATTTGCGGAGAAAAGATTGTTTCGGCAATCCATCCGCTAGTTGCTTAAGGTGTTTGTTAGGCACCTGATTCGAAAATACACATTGCATAAATAATGTCAAGCACCTTTCTATAATTTTTTAATTTTGTTTATCTATCTTCCTTGTCCATATGGATAACGTCTTCGCCTTCATCACATGCGTTAGGGGGGGCGTTTGGATCAAGGGTATCATCTTTATCTGGTGTGGTGTTTGCAACGTTTCCAGCCGCATCTTCTTGGGTTTCATCAAAAAGTTCACAATCTATTTTTGTGGTGTAACCACCTGTTTTATCAAGCTTGTGTTTAACGCTTTTGATACGCCATTTTGCTGGAATATAGGGGCGGAAAGGGGGCTCTTGAACAAGCTTGGCTTCTGCTTGCACAAAGGGATCACCTCCGATATCACATGAGAAAGAAGATTTGCCACGCGATGATTTATTGCGATAAGCCGCAATGGCCCCAACAGCTTCTGATTGATTGTGGTAGGTATATTTGAGTTCATGAAACGGTGCTTGACCAACCTTGACTTCCTTTTTTTCACCAGTGCGGATATCATGATAGCTTGCGATAACACCGCCTTTTTTCTCTTCTTCTTGCTCTTGATTTTCAGGTGTTTTGGCTTCCATCTCTGCTTTAGGCAAATTGGGGGCGTCACTTTCGGCCATATGGATAACATCTTCGCCTTCTTCAACTTCTTCTGGCTCTCGTGCATCAGCGGCGGCTTTTTGGTCATCTCCTGCATCTGTTGCTAAGCCATTGGCTGCTCCTGCTTCATCACGTGCGCTGTATTTAAAATCCCAAGAGCTGCAGAGTTTCTCATGGATAACAATAACGGGCAGTGTTTCACCGGTAATGGCTTTGCCTTCACCCCGTTTGGCAAGCACCAATTTGCCATCAACGGGTTTTGCTACCGCATCATAGTCTTCTGCAAAGCGTGTGGCAAAAGCCATATCGCTCTCAGAAGTTTGGTCAATGTGACGTACAACAATTTTTGCAAGAGCAGGATCAACTTTTGCTATATAGCCATTGCGCTCTGCTATCTCTTGAACAATATTGCCAAGGGTTTGTTGGTGATAGGATTGGCTTTTGGGTGTTCTATAAGACGTGTTCATGGAGGCAGCGCGTCCTGTCACGCTTAAACTTTGTGGGGGGCTGCTTACAGAGATTTCATCAATCAGATAGGCTCCCATATCGCGGACTTTACCACCTTCATAGCCAAGTGTGACAGAAATGATTGTTCCGATGAGAGGAATATCAAGAAAGCCATTGTCGCTCTCACGCGCGCGGTCATCAAGTTCTATGGTGATGCGGTCACTTTTGTCTTCTGCTTCATCCGTAATTTCAATCGACAAAACATAGTCCATAAGTATGCGTGTAATATCTTCTCCATTTGCCATTACTGTGCAAAAAGGTTTCATGATTGTCTGCCCCAAATTCTAATCACTGGTGTGGCTTTAGGATAGGGGAGGGTTGGCAAAACGATTGTGATACCTGCTTTTAAAATGGGTCCATAGTCTGCAAGACCAAAATTTGCTGCATAGACGCGTTCAACAGCAAGGGCTTGTTGACCTTTGGCATAATATCTCCAGCAAATGGCATCAACCATATCGCCTTCTTTTGTTACGTAAAGATCACTCATAGCTCTTCACCATATTCTCTCAACTTTATTGTAAATTCTTGTTTTTTTGGGGTCCCATTTTGGTGAAAAATGCTTTGTTTTTCCTCTACAGAAAGAATGACAAACTTTCCTAAAATTTTCCCCTGACCCGTCACAAGAATATGAGGACCATTATGCGCCATTTGTCGCAAATACTCGATTTGTCCGTGACCGCCTTTAAAATCTGGATAGATCACACCGGTTAAAGAAAATTCCGCATTTGCAACGGCAGGCAATTGAAGAGCAGCTTTGCGCCCCAATCGCCCTTGCTCGACCCATGGAATGCCATAAGACATGTCGAGGGTTTGATAAGCGGCCGTTTCAATGGAAAAGATAAAACCACCCAAAGCTAACATCATGATGTTTAATCCGAAAGGCTAGAGGCTATAGCCAAGCGTTGCTGTTTGGCATAGCGTTCAAGGGCTTGATTAACAGCGTTTCTGATTTCATCTTTAAGACCATTGGGGACGGAAATATTTAAATTTGAAATCATCACGCGGGCATCTACTTCTACCGGCTTATGAACGGTAATGGGCTTGGGAGCTTTGAGGGAACCCACTTTTGCATTTGGAGCTTCCATATGCCTTGTTTCAACGCCCCCTGTATTAAAACCACTCTTGCGTTTTTCAAGGGGGGTATTTGTAACCACGGCTGTATCAAGCATTCTTTTGACAGGGGCTTTGGTTTGATTGGTAAAGGTTTTAATGGTCTTCGTTGAAGTTTTGTCGATTGTAGCCTTAAATTCTGATTTTTTTCCTCCAAAGCCAGGTATCCAACTGGTTAATTTTTGGGTCTGGTTGCTAAACCAGTCAGACAGAGCATTCCATTTGCTTTTGATGCCATCCCAAAGCCCATTAATAAGATTGGAGCCTGCTTCCATTAAATCGACACCGAACAGCCATTCAATGAGTTCATTGATTTTTTTCGAAATCCAAGAGAGTGGTGAAAAGTTTTTAAAGAGCGCCAAGAGGTTATTAAAAACATTACTACATAAGCTCGCAAAAGAATCCCATAACTTGCTTATAAAGCTTATGACTGTGTCCCAATTTTTATAAAGCAGATATCCAATTCCAATAAGGGCTGCAATGCCAGCCATTATCCAGCCAATAGGTGTGGTCATGATGGCAATACCAAGCGATATAAAAGCAGAACTAACGGCAGTTATTGCTGAAATCAGTGTACCTACAAGAGTTAAAGCAAGACTGGCAACTGCGGAAGCAGCTGAGGCTAATGCTGAAAGCAGTGATCTTCCCAGAGTAGCAGAAAATCTAATAAAAGCTTTATCTGCTGCGACTATTTTTGAGAGCAGGGATTTTCCAAGGTTTACAGCCAGACCGGTAATTTTAGCACCAACAGAAGTGAAGGCCGCAAGCACTGGTCCTGAAAGAGCGAAAGCAAGCCTGATAAAAACTGCGCTTACTATGGCTAGTGATGTAAGCAGCCAGCCATTGATTTTGTCCCAATTTTTGTAGAGTAAATATCCGGCAGCAACAAGAGCTGCAATACCACCAATGATCCAGCCTATGGGGGTTGTCATAATTGTGATACCAAGGCTAACAAATGCGGCTCCCACGGCTGCTAATGCGGCAATGAGTGGACCAAAAATGAAGGAACCAAGAGCGACAAGTCCCACCTTGAAAAGGGTTATTTCACCAATCAGAGGTTCTAGCCATTGGAACCAGCCTTTAATCCTTTCTGTGAGATCACTGATACCTTTTCTTAAATCAGAGGTAGGATTAAGCAAATCTTGCAAGACTTTTCTTAAGGTTTTCGCCCAGCTCGCAACGGTTGTTTGAATGAGGTCACGGTTTTCATCAATCAACTTTGAAAAACCATCAACCATATCATTGATCACGGGCATAAAGCGTGCGCCAATAAAGCTCGCGATACCACCTATTTTTTTCTTAAAGGCACCAAGCTTGTCACTTAAATCTGCGGCATAGCGTGCAACATCAGCACCTATCAGCCATTTTCCTTTTCTCGCCTTTGCAAACAGCTCTTTGATGGGCGCCATGCCTTGTGAGAGCATGGATGCCATTTCTTTACCATCTCCACCAAACAGTAAGGCAGCAATGTGCTGTCTTTGTGCTTGATTTTTCATCTTACTCATCTTGTCGGTAATTTCTTCCAACAAAACGGAGTTTGATTTGAGTTTTCCAGAAGCATTTTTGACAGAAATACCAAGCGCTTCAAAGCCCATCATGCCTCTTTTTTGTCCGGCATATGCTTGGGCTGAACGTCTATTTAAAGTGGCCAAGGATTGTTGAAAGAGTTCGGCAGAAGTGCCTGAATTATCAGCAGCATCCCCCCATAATTGAAGTGATGCAACACTCATACCTAAATGGTGTGAGGCATGGTGAAGACTATCGCCCAGATGCATGGTTTTCATGGTGAGGGCGGTTACACTTGCCACAAGACCCCCACCAGCAAGCCCTAAGACACCAGTAAAGACCGAAGCACGACTTGCCGCTGTGCTAAGAGCACCTTGAACACCATGAAGACTTTTTGTCATGTTTTGTACAGCAGCAGAAAAGCGCGGAATACCCAAACTATGTGAGAGTGTTTTTGAAAGTGTATCGAATTGCTTTTGTACACGTTTAAGAGGCGCGGTGAGTTCGTCTTCAAGAGACAATTTCACCTTTGCATCGGCAACTTTTTCACTCATTTTGTCTTATACCTTTCTGCTGCTTGTTTTCGCCAGAATATGAGTTCTTGTGGTTCCATTTCCATCATCTCTGAAAGGGACCAATGGAACACAATGGCGATATCGGCTATGAGTTTTGCGGCGGTTTCCCAGTCAAGGTATCCCGCCGTTTGATAAAAGACTCCAAGATCTCTCCAATGCTTGACAAATCATTGATGTCGAGTTCACTAATAGCCTCATGCGGCCATCCAGAAAGGCGTGCGATCATAGCGATTGTCTGCTCTATACCTTCTTTTTTGTCGATTGCTTGCAAATCTTTTGTTTTGGGGCGCCGTAAGGTAATTGTGGTGTGCTCTTTTCCTTCAAAGGCAATGGGTATCAATAATTTATGTGTAATGCTTGTTTGGACGGTCATTTTTATAATCCTAGATTGTTTCTGTGGTCTGCGAGTTGATTGATGCCATTGAATTTTCTGATGAGGTTGAGGACGTCTATCTCAACAATTTCAATGTCCTTCTGGACATATTTGAAATATTGCAATGTGAATGTTGCTGTAGAAGTTGCTTTGCCTCCCGGTTGCCATTCTGCCATTTCAAAGCCTTTGCAAAGTCCTCTCATGGTAATAACAACACCTTCTGCGGGTGTGCCTTGTGCTTGCATTGAACTGCGCAATGAGATGTCGACATCCGTGCGTCCCAACAGAGCCATTAATTCTGGAGAGCAATCAGAAATGGTCATGCTAAGCGTGAGGGTTTCAAGACCAAGATCAACCTCAATGGAGCTATCCATGCCACCACCGCGATAATTTTCAACGACCAAACTCAAATTTGGTAAAGTGACACTTTCACATTTTGCTTGATAGGGAATGCCGTCAACAAAAATGTTAAAATATTTCAAAACTCTTGGTAATACAGGGACTGTCATTAAAAGATCTCCTCTAGGTAATCATTGATGATTTGTGAACGGAACGTGATGTGTTCTGCGGGTGTTGTTGGGGTAAATTCCACATTGAAATAGACTTTTCCGCTTTCAATGGCGCTTGCTGTATTAAGCTCTAGATCAGGCGTACAACGCCCACCAAGAATAGCGCCTTGTGCTTTCAAATCACGCAAATAGGCATTGACGCTTTCACTGACATCATGCATGTAGGTTTTTTTGATATTGCGGTCGACAGCCCATAGATGTCCGCGCAAAATAGCATCATTGATCATATCTGCGGTGCGTACCACGGATAAAAAAGCAAATTTTGTATCGCTTGAGAGTGTGCGATTTCCCCAAAGGCGATAGCCATTTTCGCGAATGATTGTTGTGATGTTTTGTTCATTGAGAAGGTTGGCACGGCTTGATCTGTCCCCAATGGAAAAATCAATGGGGCGCGCAGTTCCCACAATGCCATTGATCACTTTATTGGAAGGGGAATGCCAAAAGCCATGGGTAAAATCATTTTTAGCAATGACTCCAGCAACCGCTGCACTTGCTGGCTGTTCTATGATCTTTCCATCACGATTTACCTTTACAAACGGGTCAATGAGAATAGCGCGTTTTGAATCAAAATCCTTTGCTGTGCTAAGAGCTGCTTCATCTGTTGTGTTTGGAGCATCAAGCACCACAATGGCGCGCAAACGCTCGGCAATGCCAATCAGTTCTGCTGCGATGGGGTTGGCAGTTGCACTAGTTTCATTCCCTTCAATACCCACGCTGGAAGGGCGTTGATGGGTAAAGCCTGGCGCAATCAGAATACGTGGTGTTTGTCCTACAATGGATTGTGCTCCAATGAAAGCATGAACGCCTTCATAAGCGCCATTTGCGTTTACACCACCTAGAATATTGGTGAGTGTTGCATTTTCGTTGTCACCTTCTTGCACACGGATGACAACGACAATTGCGCCTACTTGTTTAAAAATAAGATCAAGGGCATTGGGTAATGTACCTTGACGCTTACCCGTTTTATCCAGTTTTGCGGCTTGTGAAAGAGAGCCTGCGACCAAAACCGGTGTGTTGAGGGGGAATGCTCGGTTATCGGCATCGGGTGCTGTGCCAACAATTCCGATAACGGCAGACTGAACCGCGCGAAGGGGGCGGGTGCCGTCGTCAACCTCAACGACTTCAACACCGTGTAAAAAACCTGTTGCCATTTTATACTCCTTTGAAATATTGGCTAGATCCTTTGAAATATTGGCTAGAAATGAATGGGAAAAATTAGAGGTAAAAAGCCGCTCTTGAGGACGACTTGACAAAAACTTTAAAACCGTTAGATTCATACAAAGGTGCTTCAAAAACACCTCAAAACAACAAGCGGATTGGTTACCGAAATAATCAGTCTTCTGTGCATTAAAGACTTTGACTCATTATATGCTACGCGCATATAATAGTGGGGTCGGGTGTGGTTATGCCATAAAATACCCTTTCGAGGGGAAAGCATAACGACGGGCTTGTTGCCGTGTTTTTGAGCACCCGGCATTCTTCATTGAGTGTCAATCAAAAACATTAATCAACAAGGAGTTCATCATGAACAATTTAGTAACAATCAACAATGATGGTATTGCTGTCACAACCTCTTTAAAAATTGCCGGTGGTGTGGGGAATAGCCACGCTACAGTTATAAAGCTGGTACGTCAAAACATTGAAGACTTTGAAGAATTTGGAAGGGTTGGATTTGAAATCTCACCCTTTGGGACCAAAGGCGGAAGACAGAAAAGAGTAATTGCTATTCTCAACGAACCACAAGCCACTCTACTCATGACCTATATGCGTAACAATGATACGGTGCGTGCATTCAAAAAAGCCCTCGTCAAAGCTTTTTATGATTTAAAAAACCAATTAATTGATAATGATCGTGATACACGGTTTGATTTTCCAAGTAACTGGGATGAAATGGGAGCGACATATTTATGGACCTCTCCACATGCATCTTGTTAGAGCCTTTACGTTAGTAGAAGAGAGCAAACATTATAAAACGCTTGTTGAAGAAGCCAAGCAAGTTTTAGGAAAAACTATTGTAAAAGCTGCTTAAGTAAAAAACATGACTCATCTCCTCGCCTTGAGGCGGGGAGGTAGTTAATGCCGTAAAATATCTTTACATAATACATATTGTACGTATAATACGTATTATACATTAAAGATAGGATGTGCATATGAAAAAATATAGTTTTACAGATGTCAACCGCGGGGCAGGTGATATTTTAGACGAGGCTATGTCAACACCTGTTGCTTTGACAAAACGAGGGCGTGAAAAAATCATTATGCTTCCTGTTGATTTATATCATGAATTAATAAAAGCGCGTTCTAGTGTACAATCTTTTTCCTATGCAGATGCACCGCAAAATATATTAGATGATTTAGATCGTGGTTTAGATGACATTTTAAACAGTGATGAACATGTTTAAAGCAGGGGATGTTGTTCGGTATTATTATTTATGGCACGAACAAGCGCGAAAAGGTGAACATTCAGGGCGTAAAGTGCGTCCTTCTTGTGTCATGGTTAAAACTGAAAAGCATCTTTTTTTGTTTCCTATCACTTCTCAAGAGCCAGTTAATTTGCAATTTAGCTTAAAAGTACCTGAGATAGAATGCAAACGTGTGGGTTTGCAAAAGCAATCTTGGGTACGTGTTGATGAATTTAATGTTGTTTCTTGCGAATCTTTGTTTGACTTTGAAGATTTAAAACCACAAGGGCGTTTTAGTCTTGCTTTTATGCGTAAAATTGCACTTAAAATTAAAGAAGTTAAAGCAATAAAGCCACTTGGAAAAGTTTCTAGAGACTGAGTTATACAATTAAACAGTATGGAGTGTTGGAACTTTGCTAACATCTGTTTCCCGTTCAGCATGCCAAGCATCATAATTGGCTTGAAGCTGTAGCCAAAGGGCTGGTCCATTTCCTAACAATTTACCAATGCGAGCTGCTGTTACGGCTGTGACTGGACGTTCTCCTTTAAGGATACCGTGCAAGTGCTGGCGTGATATTTGAAGAATCCTAGCAATTTCGGTTTTGCTTGCATTTAAATGTTCTAAGGATTCAGCTAAAATTTCTCCTGGATGAGAAGGACAACGATTAGGATTGCGTATAGTCATAGATAGTCTTCTTTGCAATTAATTTTAAAACCGTTACAATTTAAACAATATGCCATCGATATTATATCATTTAAAGAAATTTAAAAAATGAACATCAAGCCTATTCGCACTGAACAAGATTATCAAGAAGCCTTAGAAATTGTGTCTGCAATATTTGATAATCAACCTCAAGAGAGGGGACTCCCGAATTTGATCAAATGAAAACTCTTGTTTTGTTAATTGAATCTTATGAAGCCGAACACTATTCCTGTTTCTCCAACTCATGCGTAAAGAGAAGCACAAACTCATGGAGGGAATAAACTTGCACGTCAACATCAAGGATTTTATAACCGCCCCAAGGGCGGTTTGGCTAAACATCTCTAAGGGTCGAGAAGCTTGACCATCCTCAATGAGGCGGATACCATGATTAAATTTTATTGCCATTTTGCTCTCCAAATCAATGGAGAGACTATAACAAGCATCACCATGCTTCATAAGTCTGACAGTGTCAGTCAAAAAGCCCTTTAAAAGGGCTTTGAAAGAGCTTTAAAGGGGACTTTAAAAACATATAAGCCTGCTTATAAAATAGCTATCCATTTGACTTCTGTCATATCTTGGTTACTTGTGCATCCATTTAATCTTTCCACAATCTTATGAGAACAGCGCCATCAGCACCAGCACCGCCACCCCCAAAACCACGCCCTGCTTTTCCTGAATCGTAGGAACCTTGCCCCGTTCCTCCACCATCTCCCCTTGATGTATTGCCCCCAGCATTTCCCCCATTACCACTTGTTTTGCTCGTAATTCCACTCGTTCCAGCATAACCATTTCCGCCTTTGGCTAATCCTAGAGGTCCGTCTGTTGCTAAACCCAAATTTCCACCAATACCCCCAGTTCCGCCAGTGCCTGAATAGTAATAAGTATTTCCCCTTGATATACTATAATAAGCACCTCCACCACCATGTCCTCCTGTAGCGGTAATAAAATTCTTTCCAACGGTTGTTGTTCCTCCAGACTTACCTGTTACATTCCGCCCTGAAACAGAAGCTCCTCCTTTACCAATGATGATATCTTCATGACCATTTAAACTGGTTTTATAGCCATACCATACTGAACAACCACCGCCGCCACCACCACCGCCTAATCCTGGCGTACACGCTCCACCACCACTGCCCCCACCACCCCAGGCTGTAATTTCAACTTTTGTGTTATCTGTTACCCAATCGGGCCACTGAATTTTCTCATCTTGCGTATACAGCAATTCAGCATCGGCAATAATGAGTTGATTAATCAAATCTTTTTTGACTTTTTTAATTTCCTGCTTGAGAATATCTATTTCTGATTTCGTATAAACAAGATCTCCATCGACCTTCAAAGGTCCTTTAAGAAAGCTTCCGCTTGCGCTTAAACGAGTGACCACCCTACTTTTCATCCGACCGAATAAGCCAGATGGTACATTACCCCAGATTTCCAACTCGTCACTCATCGTGACTTTGCTGGTAAATTTATTATAACTTTGCCATTCATTGGCTTGTTTTAGGCGCCCATAGCTGGTCAGATCTTGATTGATTTTGGCTCTAAAATCATCAAGCCCCACGATATCTTCGGTTTTATGTTGGTGCGCACCTAACAGTGAGACAGCACTGCCAAAGGTAAAATTATTGTTGCTTGATTTATAGAGAACATAATTGTTAGCAGCATCTTTTGCCCCCTCGATATCGCTTAAATCAGCAAAAGTGAAGGTTTTATCTGCTGCCATCTTGCCATTAAGGGCACTTTCTAGATCTGTGATTTCACTTATGGTATGCGTGTGTTGTAAAGGCGCCTTTTCGTCTATTTTTTCCTCAACAGCCACAAGCGCTTGATCAAGTTTGCCCAAGTTTTCACGCAAGATGGGGAATTCAGAACTGATAAAACGCCCCTCTTTAGGCAATTCCATGTCGAGTTTTTTGGTTTTTGTCATCTCTCATTCTCCCCTCATAATATGCCGGCGCCAAAATCACACACCATGGAGCGTGCAGCAGGCCCACCGGTAAGCGTGAGTTTAAGGCGTGCTTGTCGTGCTGTTTTGTCACTGCTAATGAATTTTCGTTCTGTCCAAAGTGGTTCAGCAAGTTGTTCTGTTTCATCGAGTTTCAAAGGGACAAACGCCCCATCATCCAGTTGCATCTCCAGTGAAAAAGTTGCACCACCTGGCAAGAAGGTTTTGATATAGCTGGTCAACCTTGCCTTTTCCCCAAAGGCAAAAGCCCGCGTGACATAGGTAGCTTCCTTATGAATCTTTCCTGCAATCAACTGAACCGGGGCAAATAACACCGGAGAGAGTTTCTCTGTGCCTTTAAGAATGGCGCGAAGCTTGACCTTTTCGCTGATATATTCAGTAAGGCTTAATAATTGAAAGGGCAGCAACTGATAAATCGTGCCGTTATTACGTTCAATTTCAAAGATGACAGAACACTCACTTGAAGGCAATTCAACCGCTGCACGCACTTGCAAATCAGAACAATCCACAAGATCAAATTCTCCTAAAGGAACGATTTTTTCTGTTTGCCTATAGCGGGCAGCGAGCACCCGAAAGGCTAAAGCTTCATCTTGATGGGCGGACCAGCTCTTGGCATTGACCGAGGAAAAGCGTGGTCCCGTCACGTAAGGGTGGCTTGAAACATATCTTTGGTTGTCTTTATCAAAATCCCCAAGTTTAGCCAAGGAGACAGAATGATCCGCATCATCGGTTTTAAGCACAAAGGCGGTAAGACGGTCATCAGGAACGGTTAAGGGAACATCATAGCGTGCGCCAGCCCAGCCGGTTTTTGCACCCTTCATGGAATAAGAGGTTTGGGCTTGAATATCGGCGGTAGGATAACCGTTTTCGGTGGTGACCAAATCAATCACCAGATCATGGTTTTGATTGCCAATTTTACAAAGGTGAAAATCAATTCCCGTGATTTGCCGTGTTTCATCGGGGGTAAAGACTTGGGCTTGCGGGTCATAGGCTGTCCATATTTTCACCGTGGTGGT